TGAAGTTAACACCCATGAATCTCATGACTCTTCCGTCAACTAAGACGGGTCGGTCGTTGAAATCCGTAGAGATGATTTGTGATTGCGCAAGCAAATCATCATGTTGTTCTGCTGTGATGCCCATATAAACTTCTTCGTCTTGGTCAACTTCGTGAGCTAAGAGAATTTTCTTCCCTGCTCGAAGTTTAGCAACGATAAGGCCTGAGTTTCCGGCAGATCCTTCGTCAACCGCTACGACGTTGCCCGCTAGGAAACTAGTTGTACTAGTTCCTGTTTTGCCTGTCTTAGCGTCTGCGAAGAACGCGTCTACGATAATGTCGTCTTTTTTACGGTTAGCAGCTGCTAGCGCGTTCTGGACGTATTTACCTTTAGGGTCTGTGATCATGCGAAGTTCATCGCGTGGATCGACGAGTTGTGGAAGATCGAAATCTGACGGGCTAACCCATCTACGATCGTTTGGTGCATCGACTCGCCCAATTGGGCCGAATCGTCCCACGACCTCTTGCATTTCGATAGCGCCGTATTGATCTACGGGGGACGCTTGCTCACCTGAGTGAGATCCTGTCATAACGAATGCAGAGAACCGGGAATCTTTTTGCTGGAGAAGTAGGTCAATCGTGTTGGCATACTCCTTGACATAGTGGCTTGGTAAATAAATACTCATGGTACTCTCCTTAAAAATTTAAAAATAAATTTCCTTCAAAGAGCTTGTCTGCGATGCAGGGCTTTTTTCAGTCAAATAGCTTTGTGTTCGCTTTCGAACTGTCACCGGGGGCACCTTTTCCCTTACCCGTATTTTGCGGTTTTACGTTGGAGTTATCTACTTTCGCAGGCTCGCTTACCGCAGGTTCAGTTTCAGCCGTATCAGCTTTAGCGAACTGTCCCTCTTCCATAATCCAATCGAAGTGCCTTTGGGCTACTTCGGTGATTGCACCGTGACCTTTTAGGTTTTCGGTATTTCCGAGTTTCAAACATTCAAGCCTAATCTGCGCTCTAACCTTATCCATAATAATCTCCTTAGTTCTTTGATAAATCAATAGCTCTGGTTATTTTTCTTCTGGCGGCGGGTATGCCTGAGCATGAAGGTCTTTCCACTCTTGAGTGGCTGCAGCTTCGCCTGCAGCAAATCTGCGCATGAAATCATCGTCATTCTTCTTAGACGCAATTTTAGCTTGAGCTTGTTGCGGCGTGTTAGTGAACTTGCCATCTCCGCCGCTGCCTTCTACAAAACTGTGTTCGCCAAGTCCTGCGCCGATTTTATGCATGAATTTCATGACTCCACCGTAGCCCATAACCGCTTCGAGCTTATCAACTGTTTCCGTGTCGAGGCCAAACTTCTTAGCAGCTAGTTTAGCGACATCTGTATTTTGATCGTAAGCTTGTCCCCATTCTTTTTTAAGCTCGTTATCCTGCTTCTCAAAATTTAGTTTTTGAGCTTCTACTGCTGCACTATCCGAAGACGCTGCGAAATCATTGAAGCTCTTAACGAGAGATTCTGCTTGAGATCTATTGAGCCCTAACTCGTGAAAAGTGGTCTCAGCCCACTCGAAAAACTTAGCGTCGTGCTCTGGGAGCTCTTTGCCTTCTTCAAGATCTGGGCGGAGCATGTACTCTTTGGGGTCTTTAGGGCGGCCTAGTTTATCGTAGATCGACGCCATCGCTTCTTTATCGGTCGCGTCTTGCGGAAGCTTCAAAAGTTTATCTTCAGAGACGCCTCTTAGTTTTTCGAGATTCCTATAACTATTGGCCAAAGACTCTGCGTTCTCGAAGCCTTTTGTGGATACGAAATCTTTAAGTTCGGCGTCAGTGAAACTAGAAGACCAATGTTCGGTGCTCGTGCCCCCCTGCGCTTTATCCCCAGCAGTGTCGGTTTCGGTCGTAGTTGTCGTTGTAGTCGCTTCTCCAGGCATAGTTATAGATCCTTCCCTTTAGCTGCGTAAATCCTATACAGCTCTTCTTGTGATAAATTAAGATGATTTTGAATTCTGAGCCACACTTCTCTGCGGCCCTCTAATACATAAGTAGCTCTACTGTCGCTCGGTACGACACACGTTTTATCCGCCCTGCAAAATTTCGCGAGATCGGCGAGAACAGGTAGCGTCCCTGTATTCTCTTTATCGAAAACAGCTTTATAGTAAAAAGCTCTTTTATTTAAGAAATCTAAAACTTTTTGCATACACCCTTTTATTGAGCAGACTCAGCTTTAGTCGCAGAGTTAGCCAATGCGGCCACACCCGGAGCGGCTTCCACAGCCTGCTGCGCTTGTTGTTGCTCAGCCCTACCTTGCCGTATCTGCTGAACTTCGTCAATCGACCGTCTCCATTTCGCAGGCACACCTTGCTGATCGGCTACTTCGGGGATGATTACGTCCCAATCGTAGTGGTCAAGCGGCGCAGGGTTTTGAGTTACGTTAACGACTTGCAGCGTAAACTCTACACTTCTCATGAGCCCTGAAGTCTCTTCAGCTTTTTGAGCTCTTGAAAGTGGCGACTCATACTCAATCTCGTACTCACCTTGTGCCTCGATCATAGCCGGGGGCATTGCTGGCAGAAGATTTTGCTCAGAGAGAACATCGAGCTCTCTTTCGATCATAGGCCCTAAGTACTCAGATTGCTGTCTGCCGACCGTAGGGGCAAGGAGCATACCTTTTTCCTTAGTTCTCTCTACAACTTCAGTAGCGGTCATTTGAGGATTCTCAGCGAGAATCTGAAATAAACTCACTAAGAAAATGTCGTTGATATCATTTTTCTCAAGCTCCATAAGATCTTTACCGACTTGGTAGTTCCCTGTCTTAAGAGTCTTGACCAATTCTCTACCTTGAGAATCGAGCCCGCCATAATTCACAGCCCCCGATCTAAGAGAAAAATCATCCATGACGCCGTCATCAAAAGCCAAAAGAACAGGGTCTACAATTCTCTGACCAACTTTGAGTTGCGTTTTCTTTTCTTCATTTAAAGTCCTAGCTGCGGGGTAAGCATCCATAGCGGGACTACGTCCGAAAACCTCATTCGGCGCTTGCCTGTATCGAGGTGTCGAATACGGGAACGAAGTGTAGCCGCCTTCGTCAACTAGATGCTTGCCTTCTTCAGAAATGTAGTAACTGGCAAAAGGCATCCCTTTGAAGTCAACTCTGTCGGGGTCGACATCTTCTCTAGGTTTAACTACATGGAGAAACTGAAATTCGCATTCAGGATCTTTCTCTAGTTTTTTAACAATAGCTTCGGGCAGTTTATCTGCACCCCATTTTTGCTCGGCCTGTCTCGCTGTCATCGGATAATATCTAAGGACCGTATCTACAATCCCTTGATGATTCTCTTTAAAAAATATCTCTCCAATGAAACAAGATTTATATCTCAGACCTTTTTCGCCGCGTCCGCGAAGTTTATCAGTGAACATACATGCAGAGCCGTAGCCGCCAAGATGTTGGTACACGTCCTGGTTCTGACTTGCGAAGTTCGCTTTTGGAGCGTAACGGTATTTGAATAAAAGTTTATTAGCCTCGTCGAACCAAAGTTTTGTCTCACGATCTTTCAATAGATCCGGATTCGAAGGTTTGAGCCGGTGCCAGGTTGCGTTTCTTGGGGTGAGAAGTGAATCCAGAATAGCGGCAAAACGACTAAGAGCCTGAACAGGAGTAGAATCGTATATCTTCCCGTTTCTCTTCTCGCCTTTAGTTGCGTGCCCTCTAGCGCCGAATAAAGTCTTGTGTCCAGGCCAGAACATCTCTGAAGTGTCACGCCAATTAGATTCAATGTTAGACCTACTGGAGATACACTTTTCAAGTTCTTTCAGGTGTCTTGCTGCGATCTCTGCGTTGGCTTCACTTTGTTTTTTCATTTAAGCACCTAGTAAAGTTTTCCTAGCCATAGACCCACCCATGCCGCCTGCGCCCGCAAATAAAGTTTGGGTTCTCTGACCTGGGCCTAGTAACGAGTCTCTTTGATCGGCTATTTTCTTTTGTCTAGCTTGGTACTCTTCGTTAAACACGTTAAGCTTTTCTTTGGCGAAACCGTCCGTAGAAGCCTGATTTCTGGTAACGCTTCTCTCTTTATTGAAATCGGAATCGGAAAGCGAAGAAAGCCTCGCTCGTTCTTGACCTAAAATATCTACGCTCATTTCTATAGGCTACTTTCAAAAAGCGTCGCAGTCTACGCCGTCAGCTACTCGCTTTCGACGCTTACGATGTTTTGACGCTATGCGGTCTTTTCTCGCCACTCTAACGTGGAAGGTGCAAGCCAAAGCATCAGCGAAGTCGGGTGAAGATAGTCCGCGCTTTTTCATCTTCTCTTTGGGTTCTAAAATAATCTTGTCGCTAGATCCTTGGAAATAATACTCGGGCCCTACTAAGTCGTCACTAAGTTTATCGAGGTTCTCTGGAATACACCCGCCGCCAAGCCACTCTTTCATCTTAGCCCAAAGTTCAGTTCTTCTATTCGCCCACGCATCATCTTCACTAGCGCCGCCAAACCAAACTTCATGCACCTTGAAACCCATCTCTCTGAGCCTATCGATGATTCCTGTGCCATTGCCTGCATCAATACAGACGGCGTCGGGGTCCGTCTTGTTGATCCAATCGGCGCAGATGTTGGCCACTTCCATATTGTCTTTACCTTTAAGTTCTATCGGGGCGATCGATCTCGCATCCCTGCCGCGCCTGAAATATATGACAGTCGAATCGTCACCAAACCTTGCGGGGTCAACACCCATGATAAGACCCGAGTAGTCGTCTGAATCCATTTGCCTCTCTTGGGCTTTAGACACGAGTTCTCTACCGATGAACTGAGAGTCGCCAGTTCGAGGGAATTCCCCTTTAACCTCGACCCGTGCTTCGTCAGAATCCTCACCGTGCTTTTCGATGATAGCTTCATAGACTTTTTGGTCCGTACCCTCGACAGTTCTAGAGTCGATCCTCGCGTTCTTCCAAAAGTTCCTATGTTTGTGGAAGGTCTGAAAGAAAGCCCCCGTGTTACGACGCGGGTTAGAAAAGGCGAACCAATACCTATGCAGAACAGGCTCCGTGAAGAAACCTTCCGACACAGACCAAATAGCCTCAGGAATACCAGACGCCTCATCGTAAACTAGAGTCACACCGTTCATATTGTGTACGCCGGCAAAAGCGTCGGGTTCTTCCTCAGACCAAAGCTGCGCTTGCGCGTAGTAATATCCGGTGTCGATCTGAAGCTCTTCTTTAAGCTGCTCTTCAAACCAAGGCATGATCTTCAAAGCCATTGTCGACTTATCGAACCAGTGAGAGTTAATAGCCATTGTGTGCCACTTGCCGAGCTCGGCCCAAGTACGAGACTTCAACTGGGCTTCAGTGTTGGCGGTCGTGATAGATGTCGAACCTAAGTTACAACTCATTGACCATAAATTGATCCACGCTACAAGCGCCGACTTTCCGATACCACGACCGGAAGCGGTCGAGCTTTGATAAATTGTTGGGTGTTGCCCAGCGATAATCGCTCTTCGGTTCTGCTCAATGTGATCGGTGATAGCTTCCAGTTCAGCCAACTGCCATGATCGGGGTTCTTTGAAGGAAGCTAGAGGTGTGTTCGGCTTGCCCCAAG